CCGAATCATTTGATTCATATCGGTTGTCCGATTCCTTTTGATGTGGATGAGTTTTTGAAACAGTTGCCCCAGCTTTTGGAGGCAGCTTATGAGGATCGAAAAGATATTCGTACCTTGATCCAAAAGGTTGTTCCGACCTATGTTCCGGCTCCTGATTTTTCAAAAACAGAAGAAATCAAAAAGCAGGAATCGCTCTTGGTGAGTTGATCTTACCCGGTAGAGGGTAGAAATAGCAAGAAAGTCCAAATAAGTCAGAAACTGACTTGTTTGGACTTTTTGTTTTCGGATTTGTCTGTCCTTTCTTAGCTTTCTTGATTGCTTGTCTGAAAAGCTTGGTTGAATTTCCCCACCGCCGATTCGATGAGCATTTTCAGTTCTATGTCGGTAATGGATACCCCTTTTTCGCCAAGCATTTCCGAAACCGATTCGACTACTTTGTTGTATTTGTCCTCGCCGTGTAAATCAGTATAGAGTTGTTCCACTGCCTGTACACAGGTTTGTACAACCTCCTTTTTCGTCTTATCATTTATGTACTTCTGATAGAGATTTTTTACCGCAATACCCAAATATCCGGCAAGAGCGGTGAAAACGGTATACAGAATCGTTGCACCGTAACTGCTTATAAACTCTTGAAAAAGATTCATGTCCTAATCACCTCCGATTAAACCTTCGTAAAGGATCCTGCATCAACCCAACCATACACGGTGCAACCGCTTCCTGTGTGTATGAGATGATAAGGGTGCTTGCTCTTGCCAAGCTGATAAATCTGCGTGATTTTCGCACTGCCGCCTTTGCAAGTTTTAGCGGCGGTTGCATTAGCAGAGACATATTGTGTGCTGCCGTTATAGAGAACCGTGTCCCCTATAGCAGGAGTCCAGCTGGAAGAAGTGGATGTCTGCCCCTCTATGTCAGAAGCATTGACCCATCCGTATACAGTCGAGCCGCCACCCGAAACGGCTACAAGGTGATAGGGGTGTGTGCCTGCTTGATTGATCGCCGTGATCTTTGCCTTGCCACTCTTGCAAGAATTTCCTTTTGCACTTGCATAGGAAGAAGTGTAGTGCATACTGCCTTTGAAGGTCACGACGTCCCCGACTTTGTGTTCGATGGAGGGAGTCGTGTTACCGCTAACGATTGTGGATTCAGTTGTCGCTGTCTGGTAGTCGATGTAGGGCAGTTTCCCGTGTTTTGTCCATGTTCTTGCGTTATAGCCTGACTTGGTACCTATATTTTTGACAGCGGTAATCTGTACCTTGTTTGCCCATGCAGGACTACATTCTACCGCTAGTCCGTCTCCGATGTAAATACCTACATGACCTACCATCCAGAGTAGCTCCCCTGCCGTTAAGGATGTGAAATCGGTGGATAGGTTGGAGCATTTGGTAATCATAACTTCTGTACTGATGTCGGGTACACCGTTGCTGGCATAGATAGCCCCTCCGTAGGACTTGTTCACATCTCCACTCCATCCCCAAAGAATGCCCTTAATGAGGCAAACACAGTCGAATCCAAAGGTGTCGGCTGATGCCGCTTGAATCATGGCTTTTCGGGTGGCTTGTTGATTGTAGCTGTCGTTTTGACAGTAGCGTTTTTTGTTTTCTTCGTTTAGAGGTGCTCCAAAACATCCCATGACATATAGGGTTTTGTAATGGGTGGCAATCTCTTTGAGCTTTGTGACAAACTCTGTGTTCTTCATCTTATTCTTTTCCTCCTTATCTGTCTGGAATGATGAGTTCGCTTCCGACTCTCAGGGTGTCACTCCTTAAACCGTTGATCTTCCTAATTTTCTCAACTTTCTGCGAATTGCCAAGATATTCTCTTGCGATAGTTCTAAGCGTGTCACCCTTTTTGACGATGTGCATACGAAGAGCGGGAATTTTTTCAGTCTCCGACTCTATAAAGGTTTCTGCTTCGGTGCTTGCTACCATAATCAATCCCTCCTTATTTTTCACTTGTTTCAGTTGGTAATGTCATGAATTTTTGATGAATATCGTCCATAACACCGTTGGCTCCCAGTGAATGATATTGTTTCCAGCAGTTTTCAAAATTTTCTCTTGCATAAATAGGGGCATACCCTTTTTCCATCCACTTATTGTAGTCGGTGATCATCTGGGCTCGTAGAAGGGCTTGCATACCGCTCCGTAGGGAGCGGTTGGCAGAGCGGGCTGATCGAATTTGCCGGTGTCCGTATTGAAAAAGCGTCAGAAAGAGGGCAGGGATTCCCAAAAGACATAACCATTGATAGATTGTCATTCATTATCCTCCTTTTTTACCAGTTTGCTTCCAGATCATAACCGGCTCCGTAGTGATCTAAAAGAATCTTTTTGGACGAAAGATCAAGGGTGAGAAGACAAAAAGAAGTACTTTCGGCTGTTCCTTGCGTCTTGGAATAGGTGTTTTGGTCTGACGATTGTCGTTCACGCCCAAATCCGCAGTTGGGTACTCCTATGGAAAGGATGTCCGTTCCAACGGTTTCTTGACTGTAATTGTGAGAATGACCGTGAATGGATCCGATTAGGGTGGCTTTCGGACCGGAGGAAAAATCATAGGAAACGGTTTGACCGTTGTGGGAAAAAGAGCCGGCTGTTTGGTCACGGTAGGCTTGCATGATACGAGCAGCTAGTGAGGTGGAATAGTCGTAGCTTTTTTGCGTGTCGTTGTCGGTGTAGTTTCCACTGACTCGGAGAGAGACATGGGATAGGAGAAGAATACTCCATTTGGTGGGATCTTCCTTGTCTTGAAAATTCAGTCCGGAATCAGCTAACCATTGAAGCTGTTGGGCGGAAAGATTGTGAGCATTTAAATAGTTTCCGTTATCGTTTTCTGAGGCTTCCCAGTCCTGCCGCTCATCGGTATTCAGGTATAGAATGCGTAACTGTCTGGAGGGAAAGTCTATGTATCCGTAGCCACCGTGGGGACTTTGAGAGTCTGTTATCGGATCCCAGCGAAGATTTTGCCTTCCGATGAGTCCGTATAACGCTTCTTTCGATAAATGACGGTTTCCTTGATAGGGGGCGTCATCGTGATTGCCACTTAAGAAAATCGTCTTGTGTCGAGAGGTGAAAGGATAAAAAAGACGATTACAAATCGAAATTTGACGGTATACGTCATCAGAGGTGGTGTCTGAAGCACCTACACTGAAATCTCCTAAAATTCCGATTAGATCGGGGGAGCATTTTTCTGCAATCAGCTTGGCTGCTTTGGCTGCATCTTGAACCGATTGATTGTCTGGATCTTTGTAGTATCCGATGTGCATATCGGATAACACCAAAATGGAAAACGTGTTCCCGCTTTGCCGCTTTAGGAAACGCTGGCAAAGAGAGTCGGCTTCCGATCGAATGTATTCGGGAATGATGTCGCCTCCCAGAGATTCCAATTCACGCTCTAGATCGAGAATTCGTTCACTTTGAACCGTTAGCTTGGTAGCGTTGGCTGCTGCCGTGGGAACCGTTATGCTTTCGTCCAGAAAATAACCGGTGTGTTCTCCTGCAATCGCTTGACTGGTGTAGCTAATCGGCTCACCTGTGGTTAGAATCACATCGGATCCCGAACCGGAAAGACTGATTCGAAAATAGACGATTCCGTCTCGATAAGGTTCCCCACCGGTTACGGCTGATCGGCAGGAGTCGTATAAAACACTGGTGTCACCGGAGGCTTTCGGTACCAGCCGTTGATAGCTGAAGCTTTCCTCTCCTTGGCTTCCGGTCAGCTCTTCTATGTCGAAAATGTCTCCGAAATGGAAGAGTACGTTGGAAGCAGTGGTGCTGTCTGCTTCAATATATACCTTGGAGGATGTTTTGTCTGATTTGAAAAAGTACATTCGACAGCTGCTTTGACTGCTGTTAATTTTGGCTCCCCGAAGATAAATCGTGGGGGGAAGTCCGGTTTTCGGAAGAACCCAAGGAATATAGCCGGAGGTAAAAAATCCGCTGCCGGTGGAAAGATAGGCTGTTTCAGATGAACCAAAAGAAGAAGAAAGTCGCTTTCCGTCATAGTAACCTAGACCGTTGAGCGGTTCGTCCGAATCATAGGCAGAGGCAAGAGCTAATTGGTTGGTAAAATTCGGAACGATCTCCTCTTCATCGTCTGCACGAGAATAAGAAATAAAACTGGTCTTTTCAGGGGTAATCGAGTTGTCTAGTACCGTGG